ATCCGGTCGAGCTCATCGAGGGGGAGTTCGACGCGCAATACGCGGTCGCCTATTCGCGCCGCACCCAAGCGGCTTACCAGCGCATTCCGGGCTCCTTCAACGACCAACTGCGACCCGTTCTGACATATCCCACCTGGGACATGAACAATGGCAGCCTGACGCTGCTTGGTGCGAGCTGGATCGGCCCGTTCCGGTTCTGGCCGTATCTGACGTGGGAGCAGCGGTTCGCGCTGCGCGATGAGTATCAGCGCTGGTTTGCGCGGCTGATGAAGACGATCTGCACCAGTCCGAAGTGGGCTGCGGGCCTTCCGGAGATGGTCGCCGATACCAAGCGCTACGGCCTGGTGCCGGGCCTTTGGCCGGACAGCGTTATCCCCGGCATGCCCGCGCAGGTCTATGTTCGCCTTTCCCGCAGCATCATGGGCCAGGAAATCCTCACCTTTGCCAGCAGCCAGGCGCCGGAGAGCAACACCCGCGTGCGGCAGCCGGTCTGCATCTATGGCTATCACCTGGACGCCCACCATACCTTCAAGCGGGCTATGCCGAACGGCAACATCGGCTACGAGGGCGGCGGCATCAACGCCGGCGATACCGTCCTGGCGCAGATGCCGTGGGGTGCGCTGAAGACCCGTCGCATAGATGCGCCGAACGTCACCATGTCGTTCTGTGTCTCGGCCAGCATGATCGGATCGATCTACGACCGGGTCGAGTTTTCAATCTGCAAGAACGGCGAGGTTTCGGGTGTGGCGATGGCGATCGCCGGGGCCAAGGGCATCTTTACCGACGACCTCTCCTACGACAACGAGCTTCGGCCGGCGCTCAACGACTATGGGATGCCGATCGACATACCGGGAGTGGCGGCATGAGGTACTTCGGGGGAGGTCGTCGAACCACGATCATCATCAACCAGCCCGCAGCTTTTCCGGTTTTCCTGCGCGGCATGATGGCCGGCGACAAGGGCGGCGCGGTCGGCCGCTCGATGATCGGCAACGCCCTATTCAAGTATCGCCACCCGGAGGGCATCGGCGGCAATCCGGAGGCGCTGCTCAACACCGGCGTCGAGGCGATGGTGTCCGTGGGGCGCTTCAACGGCGGGGGCGCCGTGGCCCAGCAGTTTCGAGTATTGGCAGGCGTCGAGAAGATGTACCCGACGTTGCTCATGACCTGGAATTGGTCGGCGCCGCCGCCGCCAGGCTATCGCGTCGGCTTCTATGCCGAGCCGCCGCCGTCGGGGCCGCTTGCCCCGAACGTCGCGGGCGCCGTCATTGTGCCCGACACCGCGACATATTCCGAGCTCGATCCCGCCTATGGCTTCGACTCGGTGGTGGAGAAAAAGCCCGTGCCGGCGATGCATCAGCCGGTCGATTGCTGGGGCTGTCGGCCGCCGTCCGGCCCCACCGGTCCCAGCTTCGACTTCGCTCTCTGGGCGAAGTGCTGGTTCTTCGAGCAAGAGCCGATCTAAAGGAGACAGCCATGGCAACCAAGACCGCGACCATCGTTTACGATCACATGCCGCATTATCACGGCTACACGGCGCTCTACCGTCTCAGCGAGCCGATGCTCTCGGCAGACGGAACCACGTCGTTCGAGCATGTACTGGTCACGGCCGATGACATTCCCCCGGCTGGCCCAATCACACACATGCTCGGCGCGACCAGCCTCGGCTCTATTCTCAGCTATGATGAATTGCCCGGCACGTTGCCCGGGTATCTGGACCAAGAGGGCCACGCTGAAGCGTTCCAGCGTCTTGGTTACGAGATCGTCAGCGATCTAGCCGCCTAACCTCAACCGATCCATCCCGGATACCATCATCCACCGACCCAAGGCCCGCTCCGCGCGGGCCTTTTTTATTGGAGAAGCCCGCCATGACCGAGTTGACGGTAGGCATTCAGCATATCCGGGACGAGATCGAGTCCCAGCCCGCTTCCGGCGCCGAACTGTCGGTCGTCGGCCTCATTGGCACCGCGCCGGCCGCTATTGCGATGAGCTTCCCGCTCAACACGCCGGTCTACATGACCTCCGACAACCAGACGATGCGCACGCTGCTGGGCGCGACCGGCACGCTGCCTGACGCGGTCCGGGGTGTCGCGGGCCAGCTCACCAACGGCATCGCCGCGGCCCGCATAGTGATTGTCCGCGTGCAGGAAGGGGCCTCGGTCGCCGAGACCATCGCCAATATTCTCGGTAACGAGGCGCTTGGCACCGGCATGTGGGCGTTCCTTGACGCTCCCACCGAGCTCAGCGCAACCCCGCGCCTCATCGGCGCTCCGGGCTTCACCTCGCAGTTCACCTGGAAGGGCGTGATCTCCATCCCGGTAACCGCCGGCGGCACCGGGTATACCTCGGCCCCGACCGTCAGCTTCACGGGTGGTGGCGGCGGCACCGGCGCGACCGCGCACGCCACGATCGCGTCTGGCGCCGTCACGGGTATCGTCATCGACAACCCGGGCGAAGGCTACACCTCCGCCCCGACCGCCACGCTTTCGGGAGGCGCGGGCACGGGTGCCACGCTCGGTGCTGCGGTCGTTGGTGCGCTTGCGAACGCGATCATCGCCGGCATCCCCACGATCCTCGAACGGCTCGACGGGCAGTTCTTCCCCGACGGGCCCACCACCCGCGATCGCTGGCTGGCCTATCGCGAGACCATCCAGAGCGAGCGCATCAACCATCCGATGTTTGTCGACGTGCTGGTGACCGATGCCGACGGCGACACCGTCACCAAGCCAGCGTCGCCTCGCATCATCGGCATGTACGTCGCGGTCGACAACGAGCATGGCGGACGGCCCTTCAACTCGCCGGCCAACCGCGCCGTCTACGACATCGTCGGCGTCAGCCCGCCCGTGCCTTTCAGCCTGCGCGATCCGACCACGCTGGGGCAGGAGATCCTCAGCCATCAGGGCGGCATCATCGTCAAGGGCGAGACCGGCGTTGAAGCGGCGGTCGCGGACGGCGGCTTCGTGTTCTGGGGCACCGACAATTGCGGCGAGGACGTCAACTGGCGCCTCACCAACGTGGTGCGCGGGCGCGACTATCTCGAGCTCACCCAGCTCGACACGCTCAAGTTCTACCTCGGCCGCTTCCGCATTGTCTCGCAGCTCGTCTTCGCTGTGGTCGAGAGCATGCGCAAGCACCTGCAGTTCCTCAAGGACCAGGAAGACATCCTGGACTTCCGGACCGGCATCGAGCCGTCGAAGAACCCCGTCGACCAGCTTCGCCTCGGCAATCTCGCCGTGATGTTCCGCGCCGAAGAGGCGCCGGTGCTGAAGAAGCTGACGATTTACTCGCGCCGGTTCCCGTCCGCGCTGGACGCGCTGATCAGCAGCGTCGCCACCCAGCTCGGCTCGGCCGCGTAAGCCCCTCCACCGCTCGAAAATCTGACGGAGCATACCCATGCAGAGCCCCTATGAAATGGAGGCGGCGAACCTGTTCGTCGGCGAGCCGGATCCTCAGCTCTCTCAGGGCCTCACCCTTGAGGGCCTCAAGCTGCCGGCGTTGCAGGAAAAGACCCGCGGCCATACCGGCGGCGGCGCGCTGGCCGAGATCCGTCTCGGCACGCGCGTCTTCGAGCCGTTCGAGTTCAGCTTCACGCTGCGCGGCATCAACCCGGACATCATGGACAAGATCATGTCCGCGACCGGCCGGCTTTCGTACTTCGTGCTCGGCAACGTGCGCAACGTGATCACCGGCGTCGAGATGCCGGGGCGCGCCGTCATCGAAGGGCGCATGACGAAAGCCGATATGGGCCAGCTCGGCGGGGACCGCGGGTTCTCGACTGACTACCAGATCGATGACGTCATCCACTATTCGCTGCTGCTCGATAACCGGGAGAAATACTGGTTCCAGTACCAGGATGGCCCGCTCGGCTGGCGCGTGAATGGCAACGTCGTGTTCATGAACATGGCGCGCAACATGGGTCTGGCCTGATCATGGACGACGTGAACCAGGTCGAAGAAGTGCCGGCGGTTCCGCCGCCGGCGCCCCCGCGCTTCGTGGGCGACAACCGCTCCGAAGTTGTCTCGCTGGACTTCCCGCTGGAATATGACGGGAAGGTCTACAGCACCGTCACGGTGCGCCGCATGACGGGCGAAGAGATCCGGCAGTTCCTCGATGACCTGCTGGATAATGACGGTGGCCGCGTCCGCTTCCCGATGTTCGATGCGCCGGACGCCGTCATGAACGCCCTCGACCCCGACGACGCCGACAAGGTGGACGAGGTCGTCGAACGTTTCTTGCCCCGCCGCTTGCGTCCGGCGGCAAGGCAATCCCCCGCCAGTGGCGCGACTACGTCACCTTCCTCCGAAGCGTCCTAAACGCCAGCAAGGCGGAGTTGCTCCGCGAGGAATGGTGCGAGCTCATCGCGGATTACAACGCCGCCTATGAGCTCGAAAGAGGCCGAGAGACTGGGCGCGCCGAGCGCATCCAGAAGGTCATCGTGATGGTTCCGAAGAAGGGAAAGCGCTGAAGTGGCACGGACTTACGAAGCCAATGTCATCCTGGGGCTGAAAGATCAGCTCTCGAAGGGTGCCAAGGATGCTGCGAAGTCCGTAGATCTCCTCGCGAAGTCGTTCGACCACGCGGAGAAGCAGGCGAAGGAATTCGCCACCTCGGTCGGCGGCATGCCGAAGTGGGGCTCGACCTTCCAGAAGCAGATCGACCGGATGCGGCTGGCGCCCGCCGAGATCGCGAAGCTCAAGGCGTCCTTTGCCTCTCTCAACCGCGAGATGGGCGAGGGCGCCAATACGGCGTTCCGCACCACGGCGACGAACCGCTGGAAGAACCAGGTCATCGCGAACATCCTCGAGGTGCGCGAGGCGGAGCGCCAGCTCACCGCCGAGGCCATCCGCGAAGAGAAGGCCCGCGCCGCCGCGGCGATCAAGCTGGCGGCGGAAACGGCTCGGGAAAGGGCAAAGCTGGCGCAGGAAGCTGCGCGAGCTCAGGCGAAGGCTGCCCGTGATGCCTCCAAGGCGGAAAAGGCTGCCGCGCGCGAGAGCGCGAAAGTAGCGAAGGAAGAGGCTCGGTCCGCGCACAAGGAAGCACGCCGGCTTGAGCTGGAAGCCCGTCGCGTGCAGCGCATTCAAGAGCGGCAGGACGCCGCCTCCCGCCGGCGTCTCGTTGGCTTCACCAGCGACACTGTCCGCAATCTCGGCTACGCGGCTGGGCTCGGCGGCAGCACCTATCTCGCCGGCCGAGGCATTGCTGCCACGGGGCGCGAAGGTGCCGAG